TTAGATCCAATGATAACGTTTGGACTTAAACAAATACCGGAGAAAAAAGATGAAGATGGGCCTGGCTTACATTGGGATGGTTTTAATAGTATTGCTCAGCGTTTACATGATCGTGAGCTCACCGGCAATGTTGCCAGGAGTGCCGTTGATGCGATGATGAATACCGCAACTAAGTCGCAATGGAACGGATGGTATCGTCGTATCCTTATTAAAGACTTGCGTTGTGGTGTAAGCGAAAAAACAATTAATAAAGTAGTAGAGAAGAAATATGCTGACTATAGTATTCCTGTGTTTGGTTGCCAGCTTGCTCACGATAGCGCAAATCATGAGACTAAGGTATCTGGGAAGAAACTTATCGAAGTCAAACTTGACGGAGTACGAGTTATTACTATCGTCAGGACCGACGGTCGTGTTGATATGTTTAGTCGTAACGGCAAAGAGCTTGTCAATTTTCCTCACATAGCAGAACAGATTAGTAGTGTAATTAAATCTAAAGGCACCGACAAGAATGTTGATGTTGTTCTTGACGGTGAGGTTATGTCTAGTAGTTTCCAAGATCTTATGAAACAAGTGCATCGAAAAAGCGATGTGCAAAGTAATGATGCTGTGCTTAATCTTTTCGATGTAATTCCCTTAGAAGATTTTGAAAAAGGTGTTTACAATAAAGACCAGCAGACTCGTAGTAATATGGTAAAATTTTGGGTTGAAACATATCAGGATATGTTGCCTAATGTTACCTATGTTGCTAATGAACTTGTTGACCTTGGTACTAAAGAAGGCCAAAAACGATTTAAAGCTATTAATCAAAAGGCCATTGACGGTGGTTACGAAGGCATTATGATTAAAGATCCTGATGCTGGCTACGAATGCAAACGTAGTGTAAGTTGGCTTAAACTTAAACCATTTATTGAAGTGTCATTAACTGTTACTGCCGTAGAAGAGGGCACTGGTCGTAATGTAGGTAAACTTGGTGCTCTTGTTTGTGAAGGCGTAGATGATAATAAATCAATTCGAGTTAACTGCGGGTCTGGGTTTAGCGATACCAACCGTGATACTTTTTGGGCTAGTCGTGAAACCCTTATTGGGCAAGTTGTGGAAGTCCGTGCTGACGCTATCACACAAAACCAAGATGGAAGTTACTCTTTACGCTTTCCGCGCTTCTTACATTTTAGAGGGTTTGACCATGGCGAGAAAATATGATATCCGTCGCTCCATGCACAAAGACATGTTATACGGAGCACTTCTTGAACTTAGCCAGAACGGTAAAGTTTGGCACGAAAGTTCTGTAAGTCCTGAATATAGTCACTTGACCGATCAAGGTAAAGACGCTATTATACATGTAGTTGAAGAAATGTTTCGTGGATTACAGACTATTCATAAGCAAGAAGTCAAAGAAGAAGCAAAAAGACAAACATTGGAGAGTTTAAAATAATGACTAATCCTTTTCGTGATCAAGAAAAGTTCATGCGGGCCTGCGATCAAAGTGTCGACGGCGATGAAAAGCAATTTGATATGTATTTGGACCTAATTAGGGAAGAATATAAAGAGTTATTAGTAGCACAAGGGCTTGATGACAATCACCACCGTGTAAAAGAAGCAGATCCGGTTGAAACACTGGATGCACTAATTGACATTATTGTTGTCACTATTGGTGCTATCCATTCAGCAGGCTTTGATGCCGAAGGTGCTTGGAAAGAAGTTATGCGTACTAATTTTGCTAAAATTGATAAAGAAACAGGTAAGGTGCGTAAGCGAGAAGATGGAAAAGTCTTAAAACCCGTTGGTTGGGTAGCACCGCAATTAAATAATTATTTACACAAGGAGTAATTTATGTTTGGGACATCTTATACAGGTGGCATGACATACCGTTCTGCTGCCGAAATTAATTCAGCAATGGGCCGTGTTTACGGACACATGAGCATTGCCGTATTGGTAAGTATGATTGTTAGTTATTTTGTTGGCACTACGCCGGAACTACTTCAATTCTTTTTTACCGGCGTAACTAAATGGATTGTAATTTTCTCACCATTGGTGGCAATTCTTGCATTTAGTTTTGCTGCAGAAAAATTTACTAAAACAGGATTGCAAGTATTTTTGCATAGCTTTGCTGCATTAATGGGATTGAGCTTTGCTACAATCTTTGCTGTATTCACTATGGGATCAATTGTCAGTGCCTTTATGGGCGCGGCAATCCTTTTTAGTGTTATGAGCTTTTATGGTTATTTTACTAAACGTGATCTAACTAGTATAGGCCAATTTATGTTTATTGGATTAATTGCTATTATCATTGCCAGCATTATCAATATCTTTATTGGAAGTACTGTAATGCAGATGGTTATTAGTGCCTTGGCAATTGTTATTTTCTTAGGACTAACTGCTTACGATACACAGCGTATTAGAGAAATGGTTAGTGTTGATAATTCGGGCCGCGAAGAAGTCTTGGGTGCTCTCACACTCTACATGGACTTTATCAACTTGTTTATTAACTTGTTACAACTTTTTGGAATAAAGAAAGAATGAGAGACTTAATTAACATTGTTGAAGGCAAAGGAATTACCGACGAATGGTTCAAGGACGGTGGTTTTAAGACTTACAAGCGACCTGCTAAGGAAAAATATCGCATTGCTGACGAAGCAGGTACCATTCAAACACTAGAGGGACCGGTTAACTATCCCAAAGGATTTTATATCCTTACCGGACCTAAAGGTGAAGAATACCCTATGAGTCCGGAAAAATTTGACGAGCTTAAAGATGATTTAGGCAATGGTATTTGCACACCTAAGAAAATTATTAAAGTGGCTAAAGTTGCAGATCATTCCGGAACAGTTGACACTAGTTGGGGTGAGAAGTTACACTATAATCCTAGTGAAGATATTATTGTTCGCCACGGTGAAGGCGACTACGGCGTAGTCAAAAAAGATATCTTTGCACAAACCTACGAGAAAATGTAATGGCACAAAGAAGTAATTATTGGAGTTGTACTCCATTTGCAGACTGGATACGCGGCATTAAAAAAGGCGGCGCTAAAACTGGTCGAGGCTGGCGCGAATGGGAACAAGAAGGCAAACAACTTCATCCTATTCGTTATTGGATTGCTGAAGAAGCATTAGATGCTATCCAAAATTTCCTGTGGTGGCCAATTGACCAAATTCATTCTATCAAATACTACATTAACAATCGCTGGGTCACTAAGACTCATGCTCTCACAGCTCATCCTCGTGATATCCCTCGTGGCCAGTGGCGTGATGTGGGCAACCGTTTTCTTCCATGTCTTTTTAACGAACTTACCGAATTTGTTGAAGTAGAACTAGCTTGGTGGCATATTGCCTGGTCTGAAAAAGACGAAAAGAAAAAGTATGATGCCCCCTTCTGGGCAAGTGGCTGGTTCCGTTGGCGTACTTGGCGATGCCCGCAAGCAGGCTTAGACAATCTCAAATGGCAAAGCGAGCTTGTCTGGAAAGAGGATGAAGGCTTTGAACCCGGTGATCCCAAAATTGGCAAGCCCACTTATCAAGCAGAAAAGGCCTTAGAAATCCTTGCACTCTACAAATGGTGGAAAGAAGTCTATCCTAATCGTCCCGATCCACACGATGCTAGTGGCTGGTTAGCCTACTGCGATCTACGTAGAGAACAGGGGTATCATCTGTTAGACATGGATGATAAAACTCCTGAAATGGCAGAAATGTGTCGCATTGCTTTAGGCAAAAGCCAAGAAATAGAAAACGCCTATGAAGCAGAAGACGAAGCTATGATGATTCGTCTTATCAAGATTCGCAACTCATTGTGGACATAGTCTTTCGTAAAGATGGAAAAAAATGGGTAACTGAAGTATGGAGTGACGATACTACAGAACCTTTAGTAGTTGACGGATTTAAAGAACCTTATCCAGAAGATACATATACAGAAATAAATCAATGGTGCTTTGATACATTCGGGTATCGAGCTCGAACTGCTTATCATATATTTGAATTTCGTAAACGCTCACACTTAGACTGGTTCATCCTCCGTTGGAAATAATTACTAAACTACGGGGATCTTATGAGCGCAGAAATTGATCGAATTAGAAAAGTTATAAAAATTACCAACGAAATAAGTCCAACTTTTTGTTTGGCAAAGTGGCATCATACCAGCATCTACTTACATACTGGTCAGACGCACAGTTGTTATCATCCAAGACCTCACGATATTCCATTAGAAGAAATTAAAATAAATCCTGCGGCCCTACATAATACACCCGAAAAGAAAAAAGAACGTGCGTTAATGCTAGTTGGTGAAAAACCAAAAGGTTGCCAATATTGTTGGAATGTTGAGGGACTCAGTGACACTCATATAAGTGACCGACACGATCGTAATGCAAACATATATAAGCCTGAACGATTAGAAGAAATTGTAAACAGTCCGTGGGACTACAACATTAATCCAGAATACATCGAACTTGCATTTAGTAACGAGTGCAATTTTAAATGCGGCTATTGCCATCCTATGAGTAGTAGCAGCTTCCAAAGTGAAATTAAACAGTTTGGTCCTTACGAAACTGTTAAAAATCACACATTAAATATAGAATGGTTTAAGCCGTATCAAGAAGAAGAAAACCCTTATATTGAAGCATGGTGGCGTTGGTGGCCAGAAGTTTCTAAAACTTTAAACATTCTTCGTATTACAGGTGGAGAACCTTTAATGCATAAGAGCACTTGGAGACTATTCGAGCACTTACGAGCTGAACCTAAACCTCATCTTGAGTTAAACCTAAACAGCAACTTTGGTCTTACTCCAAGGCATATTGATCGATTATGTGAAAACATTAACGATCTTGTTGATAATAAAAAGATCAAAACCTTTAAGGTGTTTTCAAGTATGGACACTTGGAATAACCGGGCTGAGTATTTGAGAACTGGGTTAGATACTAAACTATGGGAATCTAATTTAGATACTTACATTACTAAAACCAAAGCACCAATATCAATCATGTGTACGTTTAATATCTTAAGCGTTACATCGTTTACTGATTTTTTACAAAAAGTTCTTGAGTGGAGAGAGAAGTATCAGCCGATTCTAAACCCAACAGGGTATGGTAGAAAAATTCGTTTTGATACGCCCTATTTAAAAGAACCATTACAATACGATATGTTAATACTTCCTAAAGAAACATATCTTCCGTATTTTGATAAGATCTTAAAATTTATTGACGATAATAGAAACGAGATAGATCCTACAAAATTTACAGACATGGAGTACGAAAAGTTTCGCAGAGTTCGCGATTACTTTGCAACTAAAGAGTATGATGCTGAACGAGTCAAAGAAGGCAGGATTGATTTTTATAATTGGTTTACAGAGTATGACAAGCGCAGAGGTACTAATTTTCTTGAGACCTTTCCAGAAATGGAATCATTTTGGAAACTTTGTAAAGAACTAGCAGAAGAGAAAAAAACATGAAAATTTTAATTACAGGAGTTGCAGGCTTTTTAGGAAGTCATTTAGCTGATAGGATGTTACAATTAGGACACGATGTAGTAGGTTGTGATAATCTAAGCGGCGGATACATTGATAATGTCCCTAAGGGTGTAGATTTTAAAAGGGGCGATTGTTGCCATTTAGACTTTATGGTCGAGGTGTCTAAGGGTTGCGACATAGTTTTTCATACAGCTGCTACACCACACGAAGGTCTTAGTATTTTTAGTCCGTATTTTATTACTAATAATATTTTTCAAGCAAGTGTTAGTACCATAAGTGCAGCAATACAAAATAAAGTAAAAAGATTCGTTTATTGTTCAAGTATGGCAAGATATGGGATTCAAGAATATCCATTTAAAGAAACACAAACACCGATGCCCGTTGATCCGTATGGTATTGCTAAAGTTGCCGGCGAAGATGTGCTTAAAGCTCTAGCACCAATGAATAATATGGAATGGGTTGTTGCTATACCTCACAACATAGTTGGACCAAGGCAACGGTATGACGATCCTTTCCGCAATGTTATGAGCATTATGATTAATCGTGTTCTGCAAGGTAAACCTCCAATTATCTACGGCGACGGGTCACAAATGAGATGTTTTAGTTTTATTGACGATTGTATCTACTGTCTTGAAAAACTTGCCTTAGATCCAAATATTAAAAATGACACCTTTAATATAGGACCTGATGAGGAATTTATAACAATTAAAGAATTAGCCGAAATTATTATTAAAGAAATGAATTTTGATGGGCAACCGATTTACATGCCAGATCGGCCTAAAGAAGTAAAATATGCAACCTGCGATGCAACTAAAGCTAGAATGAATTTAGATTATAAAACTTCAACTACTCTTATTGAAGGTGTGCGTAGTACAATAGATTATATTAAAACTAGAGGTAGCAAACCCTTTGACTACACGTATCCTTTAGAAATTATAAATGAATATACTCCAAAGACTTGGTCTCAGAAACTTATGTAATATGCTTGAGAAAATTAAAACCTTCATTAAAGACTTTACAGACGACTTTAGCGGTGTTCATTTTGTCTACGAGGATCTTGAAACATTTAGTAACTTAGTATCTTGTCCAGATGTTAACAGCTCTGGAATTAGACGATTTACTCCTAGCCCGTTGGCCTTAGAAGCTATAAGATTTAACCAGTCAGAATACAACTCTAGGAAACTGTTTGGTAAAAATATTAGGTACAGCGGAGAACCTCCACGATATAAAAAATATGTAATACCTACCGGTGTAGCACATTCTCCTCCCGATTGGTGCGGAGAGGATGGTTCTAATAATCCTGCGGTCACTATAGGAGCACATAACAGAGGAAAGTTACCAGCATTCTTCTACTTAAACAAACAATATATGGCAGATTTACAGTCTGGCCGTGCTTACATTCTTTTTGATCAAAGCCACGAAGGTTATCAAACACCATGGTTGTGGGACTGGTTTCATAATTGCTGTAATCTTTTTGGTATAAATCCTAAACAGATAATTTATGCAACTGGAAACTTAGAATCTGAAAGGCAATATGAAGCATGGGCAAAATCTAAGAACTTAGTAGACAGGATCTTAGTTCTTCCTTATCCTCACTTCGAAGGTGTTATGCATTTCAACGCAACACATCATTTGCGAGGGTTGTTTAACAAGAAAAATCCACTACCGTCTTTTATAGATCAAGTAAACTATAAAACAGAAAAATTAAACAGCATTAGAACGTTTAACGCACTACAAAAAAGACCAAGGGTACATAGGATCTGGTTCTTTAAATATCTTTGGGAAGCTAATCTTGTAAAAGATAATATTATAAGCATGAATGCATTTGAGTCTCATAAGTCATACTATGAAGGCAAGACTTTGATGCCTGAAGAATATGAAGCATTGGCAAATATGTTGCCGCTGATGCCTCCTGAGAATCCTGCCGGGTACAATCTAAATAATTTCTCTGACGGAGATTGTGGTGCTTACCTTACGGCGTTTAACGAGCAGACAATGTTAGATACTTGGCTTACTGTAGTAAGTGAAGCGTCTTTTAGTGACGAAGAACTAACTTGCTTTATTAGCGAGAAAACATTTAAGCCTATTGCATGTTGTCACCCGTTTGTTATTACAGGAAATCAGTATTCTTTAAAGAACTTAAAGGATCTTGGCTACAAAACATTTCATCCTTATATTGATGAAACATACGACGAGTTACCAACATGGGAAAGATTTCCTGCCATTATAAAGTCTATATCTAAAATACAAAAACTAACTGCATCTGAGAAGTTAGAATGGTATAAGAAGTTAGAAGACATTTTAAATCATAATCGAGAAGTTTTTTACAAAAACTGTGAAGAAATTATTCCCAGTGCGTTTACTAAGCTACTTGATTATGTAAAGGAATAATAATGTTTCAAGAAGAAATTTTAAAGATTAACGAAGACTTAAAAAGAACACGTAAAGCAATTATAGCACTTGGGTGTTCATACACTGAAGGCCAAGGAGCAGTTAACGACGAGCTATACACTGACTATAAATGGACACATCCAAAAGTTGGAGAGCAACTTGAAATTACTATTACTCCAAAAGAAAGAAAAGATCTACTAGATAAGTATCCTATTCTAAAGCCAGAAGATAATGACAAGATAAATTTTCGTTTTATGGAAAGAGAAAACTCTTATGTTAGTGTCCTATGCAAAAAGTATTTTGGCGGCAAATATACCCCAATAAATTTTGGAGTACGAGGGTGCGGCAATAGAGCAACAATAAAAGAGCTATACTTCTATCCTAGTATAAACTGGAACATCATCGAAGAAATAATCGTTATCTACATGCCGTCTGGTCTAGAACGATTTGATTTTATTAACGACGAAGTTGTTGATGGAAATCGATGGAAGGCTATGTGGCCGCATCCTGACGGCATGTCTAGTGGGCCGAGGAAATCTCTATGGGAGGGATATGCTAAATCACTTTATAGCGATCGTTTTACGGTTATGGAACAGCTGGGGCATGTGCAAGAGTTATTAACTTGGTGTGAAGCTAAACATGCTAAACTGATTATCACACCTGCATTTGATGATCGATTTAATAAAAAGTTCTTTCAAGACCAACTAGATATAAATGTGTTTAGAGACAGAGAGGGTAACTTTATAAATCAGAAAATTCCTCTCTTTAGAAGCGAAACAGTTTCTAACTTTATAAATCTGTTTCCATGGGGTAATATCTTTGAACCCAACGGACACAAGACTATGGCACAGTTTGTAGTGGCACAAGAACCCAGTATCAAAGATAATAATGAGTACTTTTTTCAATTTATTGGAAAAGGATCTCCAAACCGCTGGATGACAGCATGTGCTCATCCTAGTGCTAAGGCACACGATCTGTATGCAAGCAGATTGTATCAACATATACTAAATCTAAAATGAATTTTGTTTTTGAGAACTATACCAATCTAAAAATATTCAACGATCCTTATTACAATCTTGTTATGGCTATTGCTAACAAGACTGGTAACTTCTTAGACAAAAATACATCATACGAGAGCGGTAATACCCGATTTAAATTTTCAGACTTTACATCGCGATTCTTTGAATTAAACGTGGATAATACCGTAAAGGCGTTTTCCTTAGAGAACAAACCAAAACACTATGTAATCTCTACAGGGGTAGCACACCATCCAGTTGAATGGGCAGGCCCCCCATACAACGAGAATGTTCCTAGTTTGTTCAGCGTGTTAAACACTACATACCTAAATGATCTGAGAGAAGGCAATGCATTATTCCTTATAGACCAAAGCCATGAGGGATACCAAACAGATTGGCTTTGGGACTTTATTCATAAGGAATGTAAGACATTTAAAATTAACCCTAGAGCAATTGTATACATCACCGGCAATCAAGATGCATCTAACTCGTATGATCTATGGCATAGTAAGAAGTGGTTTGCGCCTGAAAAAATTAAAGTAATACCTGTTGCGATATTTGATAAGTTTATTATGGATCGTGCAGAATACTTAAAATACAATTTTAATTTTGAAGACTTAGTAGAATACAAAGCTGATAACTATACTTCTATAAAATTATTTGACTGCTTGAATAGAGGAACTTACAGGGCTCATCGAATTGAGAACTACCTAAATATAGTTAAAGAAGGTATCAACACACAGGGGTATATTACAATGCCGGAGATTTCATCATTTAGTGTGTTAGGGTTTGAGAGTACAGTTATTAAAAAAGCAATGGACAATTTACCGTTATCATTACCTCGTGGATTCGTTGAAGACGGGAGTGTGTTTAATAGAATATTAAAAGAATTATACAAACACACTTGGGTGTCGGTGGTAACAGAGGCATCGTATTATCAGAAAGAGAACACATTGTTTATAAGTGAAAAGACATACAAACCAATTATTTGTCTCCAACCATTTATTATTGTAGGTAGTAAAGGTTTCTTAAAAAAGTTTAAAGAACTTGGATATAAAACCTTTCATCCGTACATTGACGAGTCTTACGACGAATGTGACGATCGAGAGCGATTTCAAAAGATAGTCAATGCTCTTAATAAGATTAATAAAATAGAAGACAAAGTATCTTGGTACAAATCGTTACAACCTATATTAGAGCATAATAGATCTGTTCTAAGACAATGCAAGCACAATTTTACTAGTCCGTTTATAGAGTTTCAAACTTATTACAAGGAGTACTTTAAAATATGCTAAAGGACTACATGCCTACTATTAAAGCTAACGACAATTTGATTATTGCTATAGGGGACAGCTTTACACAGGGTATTGGAGCTTACCCTTTAGATGTTTGGAAAAAACACGAAGGAAATCCGCACTTTAACGTAGTAGGCGAGTTATATAGAGATCATCAGATGGAGAATAACTGGGCATCTCAATTGTCTAAAAATCACTTACGAAACTTTAAAGTCATTAACTTGGCTGTTAACGGTGTTGGCAATAGAGGCGCATCAAAAGAAATATATCTTAACGAAATACCTAAGACTACTGGAAAGGTAATTGTAGTATTCATGATAAGTGGACTACAAAGGTTTGATTTTCTTAAACAAGACTATATAGGTAAAGACCACATGCATTGGCTAACAATTTGGCCTATTCCAAATCTTCACAAAGGTGAGCCAATAGAAAAGGTTGAAGAGTGGTATGCAAGGTACGGACACTCTGAAAAAACTTCAGTAATTGAAACATTAACTGCTATTGCTGAAGTAGAAAACTTCAGCAAGGCACGTGGATTTGAATTTGTATTTGCGAGTGCATTTGATACGTTATTTAATATTCAAAAAATGAAAGAAGTGCTTGGTAGCGACAGCAATCTACTCAATATGGTTGATTGGACTAATTATATTCCTGTAAACTTTACAGCTGACTTCCTAAAAAAAGAAAACGGTGGAGACAGCCTGTGGGGGTATTCAGCTAGATTAAAGATGCCATCAACATATATAACTCCCTGTAATCACTGGACTATAGAAGGGCAGCGGGTAGTTGCAGAATACATATATAAATTTTTAAAAGAGAACTATGCCTTGGAATTATAAAGATATCTCCGCTATACACTTAGAACTATCAACTAAGTGCAATGCCGCATGTCCGGGGTGTCCGAGGTTTTTAAGGAACAGCCCTAATGTTGATCCTGCGTTAATTCAAACAGACATAACCATATCTCAATTTAAAAGTTGGTTCCCAGTTGAACTAGTAAGTAGAGTTTATAATTGGATTATTTGCGGCACCCATGGCGATCCCATTACGTGTACCGACCTCTATGAGATACTAGAGTATATCTGCGAATACAGTCCTGGAAACATACAACTTAACACTAACGGTGGTCTAAGAGGGACAGAATACTTTACAAAGATAGGAAACTTATTTGCTAAAAGAAAAGAGTATAACGGCATAATTCCACACAGAGTAGTCACGTTCTCAGTTGACGGTTTAGAGGATACTAATCACATATATCGTAAAAACGTAAGGTGGCACAAGGTATGGGAGAACATGCTATCTTATAAAGCAACTGGAGCAGAAGCACACTGGGACTTTTTACAGTTTCAACACAATGTACATCAAGTTGAGCAAGCTAGACATTTAGCAGAAAAATACGATATTAGGTTTGTCCTTAAGAATCCATTTGGTGTTGATGGCACTGGTATGCCTGTTTATGACAAAGACTATAACCTTGAATATGTTATTAACCATGCATTCAACCCAGTTGACACACATTATGTTCCTGCTCCTGTCGGGTGGCGAGCTGATTTGCCAAAACCAGTAAAAGAAGAAGGTTGCATCCAATGTATGTCTTTTAGAAATGCACCAGTACCTTACTCTCAAAAAGAAATTGTTGAAATATATGTTGATGCCCTTGGAAGGGTACACCCTTGTTGTTTTGTAGGTAACAAGATGCAAGGCCCGCAGTATGTTCCAGAATCGAGAGAAATGCAAGAGTTACAAGTTAAATTAGGTATCACAAATAATCTAAATCACCGATCTTTAAAAGAAATACTCGATAACCAAATTTTAGAAGTTTATACCGACTCTTGGGAGTCAAAGTCTCTTTCCCAATGTTGGGTACAATGTGGCAAGAGTGCAAACAAAGAGCGGGCAATAGACATCTTGTTCGCTAACAAGGAATAGTATGATAACAATGAACACCTGGATTAATAACACAAAGAAGTACCTAAACAAAAGAAAAATGCCCAAAGACTGGACGTATCATACTAAAGATGTAAGGTACATTGAAAATCAAAGCGGGTTTAGAACTAAAGAATGGAAGGATATTGATTGGAAAAATTCTGTTGTACTCTTAGGAGACTCGTGTACATACGGAGTTGGACTAGCTGAGGACGAAACAATATCTTACAACTTAGAAAAAATGTTAGGAAGACCTGTTATTAACTTAGGTGTTCCGGGTAGCTCTAATAACTCAATGATTAACCACGGCTCTATAATTATAGAAAAGTTTGATATACCTTATGGAGTGGTAGTAAACTGGTCTGCACCAAACAGATTTAGATACTACTACAGCAACGGTTACATGGATGTAAGTAAGTCAATATTCCATAAAACTCTGTTTGGTAGCAACTTAGAAATAGAAGACACTAACCTAACAAGCCTTTGGACAAATACATATATTAATCCCACAAATGAGATGTGTTTGAACTACTACTTAGGTAGAAACTCTAGTGCAATGTGGAAGGGAAGGTCTCGGTATGTGTCAGTGTCGTTCTTTCCAGAGACAGCACACTACATGAGATGCGACCAGTATTTTAAAAACAATCAAACTGCTAGAGACTTGTTACACCCTGGTGCTGAAGATGCTCTTGAAGTAGCAAAGTACCTTTACGAGAAGTTAAAATGAAAAGACTAATAGTGCTAGGGTGTAGCTTATCGGCTTGGGGATTCAAAAAGACCTGGGGAGAAGAACTGTCTAACCAGTCAAACCTCTGCCTAGTTAATCTCGCAATACCGGGATCGAGTAATCAGTTGCAAATGAAAAGGTTTCAAGAGTTTCTCTTAAACGACAACATTACAGATAACGATATAATCATATGGCAAATAACTGGCGCGAGCAGGTCACATAAAAGACGTAAGTCTGAAGGTATAGTCCCTCACATACTTAATAAAATAAGACCAGCACCGGGCACTGTAGTATCATCAGTTAATTTACTTAATAGTTGTCAACAAGTTGATTACTTGTTTTATCATAAAGAGTGCAAGGATGTTTTAGTAGACAGCGCAGAAGTTTTACAAGAGTTGTTATTTTATTTTAAAATTATTAAAAAATTTACCAACAACCTATTAGTGATCAAAGGGTGGGACCAGGCAATACCAAAAGCATTTCACAAAACTTTTGACAACTACTTAATAAGTAACAAAATAGATTTCTTAGATAAATCAATATTCAGCTACACAATCGAAAACAATTTACCCTTGCAAGACGATACACACCCAGACGAAGAGGCATACGTGCATTTTGCTAATAATTATCTAAAAGAAGAACTAACAAAGCTAGGATGGCTATGAGCAACTACAATGATAACGCAGATAAAGCAGAGCATCAACTAAACCGAATTAGTAAAACAATGTGCTATGCAAAATGGGCACAGGTATCTATGCACCTTACTAACGGTATGACTCAAAGTTGCTATCATCCACCGTTGCACAGTATTGATATTAGCCAGCTTCAAAAGAACCCTAGTGCTTTACATAACACTGAACAGAAGAAAAAAGAACGAGGTATGATGTTACGCGGCGAACGCCCGCAGGGATGTAGCTATTGCTGGAAAATTGAAGATGTAGGTGGCCGAAGCGATAGAATATATCGTAGCGGAGAGTACTGGGCTCAAAATGCAAGGTATGACATCTTTGAGGCAATGGATACTGGTGATGTTACGCCTCGGTATGTTGAAGTGAACTTTAACCAGGCATGTAATTTTAAATGCATGTACTGTAGTCCGCACCTTTCAACAGCTTGGGAAGATGAGGTTAAAGAATTTGGCCCATACTCTATTCTAACTTCTCAAGGGTCTCCTACTGAACATAACAATATTGATGCATTAACGACAGCAGGTGTAATGCCTTTAAAAGTAAGACAAGAAGATAATCCATATCTTGAAGCGTTTTGGAAGTGGTGGCCAGACTTATACAAAAAATTAGAAGTCTTAAGAATGACTGGTGGAGAACCGTTGATGGATGCTAACACGTTTAAAGTGTTAGACTACATCTACGAAAATCCTAACCAATGGCTTGAAGTTAGTGTTACAACAAATATGTGTCCGCCGAAACCTGAGCTGTTTGGAAAGTTTATTGAAAAACTTAAAAAGTTAGAAGAAATAAAAATTTGGGAAGATAAGGAACGCTGGAATCCTGGATCAGGAAATCATTGGTACGTAAATATGGCTGTAAAAAACTTTGCTGTATTTGTAAGTCTCGACAGCGTTGGTGGCCAAGCGGAATATATTCGTTCAGGCCTAGATTATTCTGTCCTTCAAAAGAATGTAAGGCATCTACTTGCTGATACAAGTAATACAACATTGACATTTATTAACACATTCAATGCATTAAGTGTTCCGAAGTTTAAAGAGTTTTTACAATATATTTTAGACCTACGTACAGCATATAATCGTCATGCACAGGGTATTAAACGCATTCCTATACATGATCCGTATAACACTCATCCAGACTACGAAGTACACCCGCGCCAACGGATTTGGTTTGATGTGCCATTGCTTAGAAATCCAGCTTGGCAGAACATACATATTTTGCCTGAAGAATTCGAAAGGTACTTAGAAGAAGCGATTGTGTTCATGGAGAACAATATCGATGTTGGAAACTTTGATGGATTTTACGACTTTGAGATTGAAAAAGTTAAACGTAATTTAGCTGTTATGCGAGAAAGACCGGCTAACCAAACTATTAATAGAAAGAATTTTGCTCAATACTTTACAGAATACGATAGTCGTAAAGGAACTAGTCTCGAAAAAACTTTTCCAGAACTAGCCAATCTTTATAATGAATGGAAAAAATTGTGAACATAGTATTAGTTACTGGTGGGTTTGATCCCCTCCATTCTGGTCACATCGCCTATTTTAAACAAGCCAAGACACTTGGCGATATGTTAATTGTTGGATTAAATTCAGATGAATGGTTAGAGCGTAAAAAAGGGCGTGCCTTTATGCCTTGGAACGAACGACTATGTATAATAAACAATCTATCAATGGTAGATGAAGTTTACACATTTGACGATACTGACGGATCTGCTAGACACTTTATACAACAGGTCCGAGCACATTATCCCGACGCTAAATTAATATTTGCCAATGGTGGAGATCGAACACACGCTAACATTCCAGAAATGGACGTCAAAGATGATAATCTTACATTTACGTTTGGGGTAGGCGGATTTGACAAGCAAAACTCTAGTAGATGGATTTTACAAGAATGGAAAGCACCGAAGACTGAAAGACCTTGGGGGTATTATCGTGTATTACATGAGATACCGGGAACCAAGGTAAAAGAACTTACAGTGATGCCCGGCAAAAGTTTAAGTATGCAGAGACATCATCATCGGGCAGAGCATTGGCACATATCTGAAGGACGATGTGTAGTAAATTTTGGCGACGGTGAGCAGGAACGTATCTTACACCAGTTCCAACATATTCCTGTTGGTTTATGGCATCAGTTAACTAACCCGTTTGACGAACCGTGTAGGATTGTTGAAATACAGTACGGTGAACAATGTACCGAAAATGATATACAAAGATTGTAAATTTGAGCTAGCCAAAATTAGTTGACAACAGATTCAAAAGACTGTACAATACTAGTATTGTTAAACATTAGGAGTGACCCAAATGGCAAAAATCGCAACCAAAACTCGAGTAACTAAAAAGCAAGTTATAGCTCATCGTACCCGTGCAGTTAAGGACACTAGCCCTACTTGGGATGGTTGCGAGAATTGGAGTACCGATCAATTTTATGCACACTTTCGACGTAGTATGGATTACTATCGGTTAGAAACTGATGGCAAATTTGCTAAGCCGGCTGTTCTCAAATGGATGGAGTCTGTTGGCTGTTCTAAAAAAGATATTGCTGCAATTAAAAAGGTAAAGGATAGCCGTATTAGTGGTACTATGGGTGCTGTTGCCAGTTGTCTTTTGCGTGGCATGACTCCTAAGCGTACTGATTTTAACAACGGTCGAGACAGTTCTGAATGGTTGCGTAATGCCATTGTCGAATCAATGGAGAGTGGAAAATACGACATTGAGGAAGAAGAAAAGAAAGAAGTCAAACCAGCAGGGCCTGTTGTTACTATTCAGGATCGTGTGCGTGAAGCTACTTTTGCAATGACTGAAGAAATTGAAGATGCCTACGAAGCATGGCAAAAGGATCCAGAATCTTTTGATCCTAAGGCATTTAAGGTTCTTAACTTGCTCAAAGGCAAGCAGGCCAAAGCAGCTCATGCTCGTATTATTCGTGACTTTTATGCTCGCGATCTAGCAGAACTTCTTGAATTGTCTGGCGGCAATGCCGACGAACAGTTACGTGAAGGTTACAGTCATCGTAGCCGTAAACAAATTAAGAAGCTAATTGAATTCTTGCAAGAAGTTGAGAGTGCTTGCAATATGCTCATGCAAGAAGCCAAAGTTAACAAGAAGCCACGTGCTCGTAAGGCTGTTCCTGCTGAAAAGATTGTTGCTAAACTCAAGTATAAAAAGACCGACGAGCCTTTAAAACTTGTATCTGTTAGCCCTACTGACATTATTGGTAGTAAAGAACTGTGGGTGTTTAACACTAAAACTCGTAAACTTGGCAGATATGTTGCCGGCGAATTTAACGAGCTAGGTGTTAAAGGCACTAGCATCACTGGCTTTAATGAGAATATGAGTGTTCAAAAAACTATCCGTAAGCCAGAAGAAAAACTTAAAGAGTTTAAGGCTGCTGGTAAGGTACAGTTGCGTAAGTTCTTAGAAGATATTAATGCTACTGACACTAAAATGAACGGTCGCATTAACGAAGACACCATACTACTTAAAGTAGCATAAAATAGGGCCGAAAGGCCCTATTTTTTTGACGATCAGTTGCTCATACTTCAGATAAATACTGGAAGAGAGATATATTATGAGCCAACTTTTTTCTATACAAAACGATAAAATTGTAATTGACAAGCTAGAACTATCTAAGCTAGAAGGATCAGTACACCATACTGGCCAACTGAACATTGTTGGGCCTATTATCCTTGAAGGATATCTTAATGCCCAAACAATTGAAGCTACTACTATAAGAGTTAAAAATCTTGTTACCGAAAGCGGGAATATTTTAGATGCAGGAAATTGGATATTTCCCACAGAAGAAGAACTCAACGGAAAAGGATTTAGCTGGACTTGGGGCAATGGTAGCACACGATTGGCCTACAGAGACGGCGGTAGGATATGGGTTTCTGGGGATTTGGATTTAGATTCTGGTAAGTCTTTTAAAATTGATAACGTCCCTGTAATAAGTCAAACAGCTCTTGGTTCCCAAATTACTAAAAGTAATCTAAAAGAAGTAGGAACACTTAAAAATTTAACCGTTACTGGCGATGTAACACTATCAGAATTTGCTACCTTTAATAGCGCACTCGGACGTTTAGGTCTAGGCACTGATGAACCTAACACAGCAATCTCTATAGTAGAAAACGATGTTGAAATTTCAATAGGTTCATTGACTGCAAACTATGCCACTATTGGTACATATAGCAATCATCATCTATCGTTTATAACAGACAACACAGCTAGAGTTACTATTAAAAATAGCGGAGAAGTTGTTATTGGTGACTCAATACACAAAACCGGCAATTTAATTGTTCACGGAACACTTACAGTTGATAATTTAGTAACAGATACTAGACTTGAGAGAAACAGTTCTTTAGATTTTAAAACAACAAGATCTCAATCTTGTTACGGATTAGGGCTTCTTTGGTCAGGAACAGGTACGCCAAAATCGTTATTATTAATGGCCAATCCTGATCGAGTGTGGACTAGTGAGTCTTTTGACATTGGACAAAATCAATCTTACTACATTAATGGCGCACAAATTCTTTCAACAGACAAATTAGGTGATACAGTAACCTCATCTAATCTATCCAGTCTAGGAACTCTAACAAGCCTAGCGGTTCAAGGGTCAGCTGTATTTTTAAGTGATGTTAATGCATCAAGAGGAACAATCTTAGCCAGTAATATAATATTAAACGATACAAATAACAGTTTAACAATTACAGGATCAAAATTTAATTCTAGCAGTCATTTCCACGCATCAATAAACGACGATGATATTATCTATGCTGGGTTAGATGAAATTTCTATAGGCAATAAAATAAATTTAAGACGGCCTGTTAAAATGTTTGGGCCTGTGTCAATTGGCATTAACAATTCAGATCCAACTGTTGACTTAAATGTTAAAGGTTCTATTGGATTTGGCGGCAAAAAAATGTCAGTAGGATCAAACATGCCAATTAACGGAAGTTATCGAAAAGGCGACATAGTGTGGAATGAAAATCCACAACTAGATAACTACATTGGATGGGTATGTATTTCTGACGGCGAGCCTGGTGTTTGGGCACCGTTCGGAGCCATTGCAAGACAATAATTATCTTAGATTTTAATTCTTGTTTCCTCACCAATAAATATTTGTCTACTAAGGCAAATTATCATGGGACCAATAACTAAAGAACTTTATAAACAAATCAAAGGCTGGAGAATCTACTCAGTAATCGCACCAGCATTATTCTGCGCGATTTCGGCATCTATGTACCTATATTACGGTACACATTGGGCAACAATTTTCTACACAGGATTAATCATTTTAAGTATAACTTGTATTAGTTGGTGGCATTGGAGTCTTTCAACTATGGTTACAATGTTGGCTATTATGAAAGATACTGATGATCACTTTGATATAGTATCAAAGAAACTAGAAGAGCTTAGAATTCAAAACGGTGGGCGGCCTGATTTAAAAATAGTTACCAATATTATTGACAACGATCAATAAGAAAGTATAATTATATTATGCGGTCTTAGGCATTCACCCCGCAATATAAATTCTGCATGCCATCAAACTTGCTACTTTTAAAAAGGAGAGAAGAGATGGCAAAATATCTTTCAACAAAAACTTACGGCAACGACAGAGGTCTGTCATGCTGCTTTAGACAATGGCGTTCAACCCACAGCCATTGTTCACTATTACACGGTTATTCAATCGGCATTAAATTAATCTTTGAATCCGAAACACTAGACGATCGTAATTGGGTTATGGACTTTGGCGGCCTCAAAGCGTTCAAAGAATGGAGTGAGTGGCAATTTGATCATACTATGGTCATTGCCAAAGATGATCCAGAACGTGGAACATTTGTAGAACTAAACAAAATTCAAGGCGGATTTAAAAACATGGGCATTATTGATCTACGTATTGTAGACGGTGTTGGCTGTGAACTGTTTGCTAAGTTAGTCTACGACACAATGAATGAAATTTTAGAAGCATACAAAGAAGGTCGTGGTTGGACCCATCCTGATGGTCGTGTTTTTGAAGCACGATATCCTGTGGGTCAAGGCGTTAAGCTAAAATCTGCAGAAGTGTTTGAACACGCAGGCAATTCGGCAACATACGAAGGTTAATGCGTAGACTTTGGAGACTTTGGGCAAAAGCACTAGGTGAAAAATCCGGTGCTTCTGACAACGAAGCGGACCGAATCGCTTGCATTAGAACAATAATTGTGTTAACATACATTATCACTAACATTTTTATCGTCGCAGGCGTTATAAGGCATTGGAATGGCTAAAATTGGTTTTGCATGTAAATGGATCGATCACCCACATCAAGTTAATGGTATTAAACCCAAAGACGACTGTAAACAATATAATACTGGTGCTACAACCGTAGCATGGTTAAATAGACAGAGCAAAGATGTTGCAGAACAAAAGCTCTGGGACCTTATGGTCCAAAATATTGAAGCAACTCGCAAACTTGTAGAGCGAGTAGGAGAACTAGATGAATCCCTTAGGATGGTTCGTATTAGCAGTGATATCCTTCCTGTATATACTGAATCCAGCTGGTGTTATTTTTGGCGTCGACTCGACGTTATGGATTACTGTGCTAGGAATTTTAAACTTGTTGGCGATAGTGCTCGTAGAAGCGGTACACGTCTTAGTTTTCATCCTGGCCAGTTTACTGTGCTTGCTTCTGCTAACCCTGAAATTGTCAAAAGATCAATAGAGGAGTTTGAATATCATGCAGATATGGCCCGTTGGATGGGATATGGTAAATCGTTTCAGGACTTTAAAATCAACGTCCATATCTCGGGTAGAGCCGGTCCAGAAGGCATTCGATCTGCCTACAAACAGCTTACCCCCGAAGCCCGCAACTGTATTACTATTGAAAACGAAGAAAACGCCTGGGGTTTAGATGATTGCCTTACTCTTTCTGATATTGTCCCTATTGTTCTTGATATACATCATCATTGGGTCCGAGAAGGAGAGTATATCGATAGTCAAGACTCAAGAGTTAAACAGGTTCAAGCGAGTTGGCGTGGTGTTCGCCCTGCTATGCATTACAGCATATCTCGCGAAGATATACTCACCGGACACAGTACAAACACTTTGCCAGATTACAAAGCTCTGTTAGAATCTGGATATAAAAAAGCAAAGCTCAGAGCACACTCTGATTTTTATTGGAACAAGGAAGTTAATAATTGGGCAACAAGTTTTCTAGACCAGTTCGACATAATGTGCGAAAGCAAGGGCAAGAACCTCGCCAGTATGGAACTATACAAACAGTGGAAGGGAATCGTATGATTACTAGAGAAAAACTAATACATCATGTAGAGCACCTAAAAGAAAAACATGACGATCTAGATCGTCGTATACAAGAAATGTATGAGCGACGGATTGAAGACTTTAAAGTTGAAGATCTTAAAAAACAAAAGCTCAAACTACGAGATGAGATTGAGCAAACAAATCGTAAAATTAACGATATAAAATAAAAGGGCTCGGAGGCCCTTTTATTATGATTTGGGCTGTTTTGGTGCCCTTGGTTTTCTAGGCTTATTTGAGCCAGGTTTTTTAGGAGATGCAGGTTTTTTGCTTCTCTGTTTTTTTGGCTCTTCTTTAACAATGCTAGAAACTACAGCTTCACTGGCCTGAGCGGCAACTGGGGAAGGTACAGGTAGTGGTGCTACTTGCTCCGGCGCGGGGGCAGGGGTAGGCACTTCAACTTTATACGGAGCTTCTGCCTTTGCTGTTTCTACTGATTTTCCAGTAAAAAACTCTTTAATTGCTTTGAACATATTATGTTCCTCCTTAGGTTTTTTATTTATATTACTAATCGTAGCTGCCTATAGTTTTTAAACTGCTAACAGGCATATCCCAAATTCTACGTGCTTCTACTCCCTTCTCTTGAGCAAATCTTTTAGCATCGCAATTTGAACATACGTGGTAAAAATTATTGTTTAATCTTTTTGGGTCAATCTTACCCTTTTCTCTTCTAAACACTTCCTGGCATGAATCACATCGAAAAACTATAACAGTTTTTCGTCTTAGATAGGCATGTACCTTACCAGTCTTACTGGTTCGATAGTGGCTTGTTTTTATAAATTCGCTACCAACATACATAACTATATTTACATTAAGATTATAAAATGGTTCTGATAAATACCATAATAAGGAGTTATTGTGATCACAATTTCTGTATCAGCAAAAGAAAAAATCAAAGATTTACTTTATGAAGAAGGCAATCCTAAACTAGCATTAAGGACATTTGTGCAGGGTGGCGGGTGCAGTGGCTTTAGCTACGGTTTTACGTTTGACGAAGAAATTAACGAAGATGATTTTGAAATTCCTTTAGACGAATTTAAAGTACTTGTAGATTCTATGAGTATGCAATACTTACAAGGTGCAGAAATAGATTATAAAGATGATCTACAAGGTTCTCAATTTACAATTAAAAATCCTAACGCAACAACAACATGCGGCTGCGGATCAAGTTTCGGAGTATAATATAAATGGCAAAGCAAATTATTGATATTGGTGTACAAGGCAACGACGGTACTGGTGATAGTATTCGTGAATCATTTAGAAAAGTAAATGATAATTTTACAGAATTGTATGCTGTATTTGGTGCTGGCGGAAAAATTAACTTTACTAGTTTAGGCGATGCGCCCGAATCATACGGTGCTGATCAAATTCTTATGGCTAGTACTGCTGGCGATAAGCTCACAGCTCGTACACTAGTTGCAGGTAGCGGTATCACAATTACCGGTACAGCAGGTAATACTCCAGATGACGAACAATTAACTATTAGTGCGACACTTGCTGGATTATTTGGTGACGATCGACCAGCACTTAAAGTTCCTCTAAATGCTAGATCTCAAACAATTGGTTTATTACCTGATCCTACAGAAGCTGCTGTAGCTCAATTTAATGCGGTTCATGGTAGTGCATTTACTACTACTTTAGATCAACTTGCTATTCCTAAAGGATATGCTGATCGAACATATCTGTCCCTTGCAGAAAATGGCCAAATATCTCGAGTAATTCGACCAAGAGCACAACCATTAATACCTAACGTATCAGATCCCGACTATGATGGTACTTTGGCTAGTAATTATCTAAGTACCGAAGCAATGCAAAGAAAAGACATTGTTTATCGCGGCGGTGATACAATGACTGGTAAGTTAATTCTTGCTGATCATCCGGCGCCGTTAGAAGGATATGGAACGCCTAGCGGCTCAGGCGACTTACAAGCTGCAACAAAGTTTTATGTAGATAATCAAACTTTCTCTAGTGGGATTAATTTATACGTTTCTACTACTTCAGGTGACGATCTTCAGCAAAAAACACCAGTTGGTAAGGAAGGAAGATTCTGGCAATATGCTTACAAGAGTCTTGGTGCTGCTTGTTTAGCTGCTGAAAACTTAATAAATTTAGCTAGCCAAGAACCTGGTCCATATAGACAAAAATTATCTTATACAATAGGCCCGGATCAAACTTTTAGTACAATTACATCACTTCCAGAATTAATTGGCGGTAACAGCGAAAATACAGGTTATACCGATGCATTTGACTTGTTACAGGCAAATAGAACTTTTATACAAGCGGAAACTATTGCTTATATTAATAACAAGTATGTAAACTCTTTTAGATATGACAAGGTAGCTTTTCAAAACGATATTAATACAATATTAGACGCGGTAGGTTACGATCTTGTTTTAGGATCTAATTACAACACAGTTTATACAACTACAGATATATTAAGAGTTATTAAGCCTGCTAGTTTAACACAAACTATTGATGCTATTAAATTTGTAAGAGACACCTTACTAAACTATGCGTTTGACGAAACACGATTGTCTAATTACATAGAAGATGTTATTGAATCCTTATGTTTTGATTTAGTTTTCCAGTCAAACTATCAAACTATACAGGCAGGTCTATCTTTTGCTACTGCTGGCACTGGATTAAGTGCAGAACAAATGGTTCAAGTAATCACTGACTTAGGGGAGAAAATTATTGATCTTCCTGAAATAGCTGAACTAATTGCAGCAAATGCGGAAACAAATTCAGTTAATATAGAAGAAAATATTGCTTATCTTGTTAGTATAATCTTAACTGGTGAATTACCAAACGTTGTAATTAATAACTTGCCTGGTACAACTGACGGCCAGGCCAGTTCTAGAGATTTAATTTTAGCAAATATTAGCTTTATACAAGCAGAAACTGTAGCATACTTAAATTCAGAATATCCAAATTTACCTTATAATAGAGTGAACTATCAAAGAGATATAAAGTATCTGTTATGGAGTTTAACTTATGATATGATGTATAGCGGTAATCAGCAAACTTTACTAACTGCAAATAGATATTGGTTAGAGAGCAGCATTTCAGCTACGGCTACAGATGCAACTGATGATAGTATAACAATTACATCTACTAATAACCTAAGTGTTGGCCAACCAATCATCTTCAGAGGAACTAGTTTTGGAAATATTGTATCTAATACTGTTTACTATGTTTACAGCATTACTGATAATACAAAATTTACTATTTCTACATCGCCTACTGGAGTAGTCCTACCTCTTGCAACAGCTACAGGTAACTTAACCGTTTATGATCGATCAGTCTCAGGAATTGAAGTAGCTCCGGTAATTGATCTAGTAAGAAGACTTAAATCAATTATTGAAAATGTTGTTAGAAATACTACTCCGCCAACACTATATCAACAAAGTGTTAAACAGTACAGAAATGATACATTAATCAACGGAGATAACGAGGCAGGTACATTAGTTGCTTCTTCAGTAACATCAACCGGAGTGATAGTATCTAATACTGAAAATCTTGTAACCGGAATGCCAGTAGTGTTTGAAGGCACTGGAACTATGGCTGCAAGCGCCGGGATTGTAACAGGATTCATGTATTATGTTAAGAATGTTGTAAACAATACTAAATTTACAATTACTACAACTAAGGGTGGCGCTACAGAAGTAACATTAACACCACAAAGCGGCGGAACTTTAACAGTTGCATATGGTATTAGCGCAAACGTAGTTACAGCAGCTAATATTATTTTAGACGATCGAACTGTGGCTATTGTTAGTGCAGATGTAACTGCAAGCTCAACTGTATTACAAGAAGCAAGAGATACTATTCTAAACGAATCAAGCGATTATCAAACAGATGCTGTAACTTTTGTAAATAGCGAATTTCCAGTAATTAATGATCCAGACATCCTTGGAGATGTAAATGATCCCCAAGGATTTAACCTTGCAGGTATATTCCAAAGTGCTATTGACCTTTTAGCATCTGGTTTGGAAAACAGAGACCCTCCAGGTTTTACAAGTCCTAGTTTCTTAGCTGTAGGTAAAACTAATGCTAGACAATTACTACTAGCTAATTTAGATTTTATTGCCGACGAAGCCGAAGGTTGGTTAAATGATAATAGACCGACATACGAATTTAATTCTAGTGTTTTTAAACAAAATATCAAAGACATTATTGAAGCAACTTGTTACGAGTTAAGCTACAGTAGTTTAGGAAATTCAGTTAATAGTGCAACAGTTAGCAAAGGCGTTTATTTAAAACAGTTTATCTATAATCAAGTAACACTAACTGTTGATCAAGACTATGTTGATGCTATTTCTTTTGCACAAAACTTAGCGGCATTAGTTGTAGAAAATACAGCACCTAGTGTAACATATAGCCTAACACCACAAATAATTAATCTAGCACTAACTGGCGGATCAGCAGCTGTAACTAATATTACTTCAACGTTTGGAGGAATAAAAACAATAGCTTCCAATACTGTTTCGCCTCCTGCTATTGTCTATCCTGTGCTAACATCTTATGATTCAGATTTAAGAAATACAAGAACTCTAATTATCACTAACAAAATTGACATTTCAAATAGCACAATTAGTTACTTAGATAGAACATACGTAGGCGGATTTAACTACGATGAGGCTGTATGCCGAAGAGACGTTGGATTAATTGTTGACGGTATTAGCATTGACATTGTTACCGGCGGCACCTTCCAAGCTGTTGCTGTTGGTAAGAGTTACTTTAGAAATGCCAGTGCTAAGGCTGTTGCTATTGGTACACAATATACAGAAACAGTCGATGCTATCGAGTTTGTTAAAATTTTAATACAACAAGTTATAAGCCAAGAAACAGCTACTAGGTATCAAACATTAGAGACTCAATATTTTAACCCGGGCAAAAATGCATCTTTAGAATCTAAAGAAGATGCAAATAGTAACATGAACATCATACTAGATATTATTAGATATGGTGTTGGTGCTGCGCCTGCAGCATTTTACGGTACAGGTATTTGGAACGTACAAGTGTCTAACGGCGGCACTGGTTACGTTGATCAAGGACGCCCAAAAAACTTAGACATTATTCCGGCCAAAGTAATTGTTGGTATTAATTCTCAAGCATACGCTACTATTGTAAAATATATTCCGGGCGTTACAACCGGTACTGATATTATACAGGTTAGATTAACTAAACCTGGATTCTTCCAGATAGGGGAAGAATTAGAATTTGGCGAAACTATTAAAGATTTGAATATTACTATCCAAGTTGAAAGTGGTATTTATTTTGAAGACTTTCCTATTAGAGTTCCGCCAAACGTATCAATACGCGGTGATGAATTCCGTAGAACAATTATTCGACCATTAAATCGAATCTCTCAATCCCCGTGGCGTAAAGTCTTCTTTTATCGAGACGCAGTTATCGATGCTATTGAATTAAATGGTATTGATAAAACCTATGATTACGACAATGATTACGGAACTGATTCAACTATGACAATTAGTGGAACTACAGGGTCAATAGTTATTACACTAGGCACAGGCCAGGTTCCGCAATCATGGATTGGTAAAGTTATCATGGACGACTATATCGTTAATGGCCCTGCTAAACGCGGCCGTGCTACTATCGATAGTGTTTCAGGTAACATTATGAATTGTACCACAATATACCCTTTTAATAATCCGGTATATGCTACAAACAAAACTATTGCAAGCGGTGGCTGGCATATCTATGATACTATTAACTTTGGTCGCTTTTATCTAACGGACCCATTAGATATTAATAGTCCTGCTAAAAATAATACAGAAATTGATGTATTGTTAACCAACGATGCTAATCGTGTAAGCAATTTAACCTTCCAAAGACAGGGAGGTTTCGCAATGGTGCTTGACCCCGAAGGTCAAATTAAAACTAAATCACCTTACGGTCAAGTGTGTTCGTCATTTAGTCAATCTAATAACTTTAAGAGGTTTGCTGGCGGACAATTTGTTGACGGCTTTGCAGGCCGAGTATGGGGTAGAATAATTGACGTTGTATACGATTCTATTACAGAAGTTGACCGAATCATTCCAGGAACTGGATATACTGATGGAAACTACACTGATGTTCCGTTAATAGGAACAACAGCAACAGTTACTGGTGTTCAAGCAACAGCAGATATCACAGTTGTTGGCGGAGTAATTACCGATGTTGATATTAATAACGGTGGACTTGGTTACAAGATTAATGACGGACTAACAGCTGCCGCTGGAATAATAGGATCAGGCAACGGATTCTTATGTCAAGTAAAAACTGTAAGCGGAAACGGTAATGGTATTACTATTACTGTACAGGGGCAAACTAATTCAGGTCTTGATGTTCGACCACCGCAACCGCCATGTGCGTTCTTTGTTCAAGGTATTCGATATCAAGTTAATGATGTTGTTAGCTTTGACAAAAATACAGCAACCGTAGTTTTAACTATGGACGTTGAGACTCCGTATAATGCCGTAGCACAGTACAACAATGATGAGTATGCAAGAGATTTAAAACTAGTTATTGATTCAATAACATATGACTTAGTCACTGGGTCAAATTTCCAAACTGTAAGAACTGGATACTGGTATTCAATTCCTGATACTACACTAGTTTCAGAGTTAGGAAAACAACTTACTCTTAACGGATTAGGCAAGGCTGAAGAATTAATTCTTGAAAATACTACAGATACAAATATTGAAAACGAATTAACTGATTCATTATCAGTAATCAGTACTATTATTGACCAAGGATTTGCAACAGCTCCTGCACTAATTTATCCTAATACAGTAAACACATCTGTATCAGGCGGCAAAATTAAAGACTACATTATAGCTAATAAAACATTTTTACAAAATGAAATAACAGCATGGATTGCCGACAATTACATTCTTAAAAATTATGCTGGATACTCGTCTTTTAAAGCTAGTAGAGATTTTGGTTTAATTATTGATTCTATAATTTATGATATTGTATATGGCGGCAATAGCATGTCTTACGATGTTTCGCTGTCGTTCTACAGTATGCGAGAAATATCAGAAACTAAAAATTCTCAACTTGATGGTTATGCGACATTATATTCAGCAGCGTTGACTAGATTAAAAACTGTAGTACAACAAGTTGTTACTGCTACTACAGCTAATGTAACTAAGTCACCTGGAAACATATCTGATCAAGTAGTTAACGCTGCGTTAGCTGTTACTGTCGGTGACGGTGAGTATACAAAAACTGGTCAATTAATTGACCTAGTTCAAGATTTTATTGCCGATGGTGATTTTGATTCAGCAACTGTGAGATCTAATCCAACTATAATAGGATTAGATACTGATAAACTTGCTGCTAGAACAGCTATACAAACTGATAAAGATAGTATTGCCAGTGATGTCATTGATTATATCAACACCGGTGGTAATTTAAGAATTAATATTGAGATGGGTGGTAACAAGTCTATGCTAGCAAACGACTTTGCTATGATTAACGACTTGGGCTATGCAATATTCTGTACTAACGGTGCTGTTTCAGAACAGGTATCAACATTCACTTACTACTGTCATACACACTACTGGGCTAACAATGGTGGACAGATTCGTTCAGTAGCCGGTTCTAACGCACACGGTACCTATGGACTACGTGCTAGTGGTTACGATGTAACTGAAAAGCCAGATTCAGTTCAACTAGCATTTGACATGGTTCAACCTGCTAGAGTTTATAAGCAAGGTGCATTTTCAAGTGAAATGACTCCCACGGCTACTAAACAAGCTCTATCGGTTTATATTACACAATATTCTTACATACCTTACAATATTAGTGAGATTGAAATTGATCACACAGCAGCTGGCGGGCTAGTGACTCGTTATGAAGTGACTAGTATCGAACATACCGCTGTAACATTAAATGGTTTTAACGTTTTAAAATTAAATCTTAGTACCACTGGCGGTAGCGGAACAGCAACTACTGGATTACAAGCTGCCTTAATTGATGGCCAAGTTGTTAGTATTAGAGTTTTACAGAATTTAAAATTCATTAACATTGATAACGTTAAACCAACAAGACCAAGTACAGCATTACAATTTAATGATAACTTGTCAGATATCTATCGTATTCTTGCGTATGGTTTAACTGAATCAACAGGTGAATTATTGCCGGACAACGTTGCTATTCTAAAAGCAGATAGTTCATTTAACTACTATAAAATTGCTACAGATATTAATAATTTAGATTACGAAGATCCAGACGATTCAACAAAAACAATGGGATCGTTAGTAGGAGATTATAAGATAGCTGTTATTCCTATTGGTCTACAAACAACTGTTGATCAAATTAACAAAGGTATCTATATCACTAGTTACATAGGAAGAACACACAGAGTATTAAGCTATACTCCAGCTATTATTAGGCCAACTGGTCAATATAGCAGTGGCGGTATCCTACCAAATGGCGACGGCGACTATATCCTTTCTGTATCTAGTGTTACTGGTAATGTTCTTCCTGGAATGATTGTTAGTGGTGAAGGATATATTAGTGGACAAACTGTTGTAGCCGTTACTCCTCCAGTATCGCCATCTACAATTTATTTTATAGAAATAAGCGGGCCTGCTGATTCTCAGCCAGCTGGTACTATCCAATTTGGTACAGCTAGACCGGCATACTTAACATTAGAGCCTAACCCAGCTGTTAACCTAGTAGGAGAGGGATCAGCAATTGATGCAATAAGTTTTGTCAGCAAGTCTATACCAGAAGGCGGCATCAAGACCGCTACTTTTGATGTACCATGGACACCAGAAAATCTGCCAATTGTTGATAGCTACTATAACATACAAGGTCAAGGATCACCCGTTACTGTTAACGCAAACGGTGTTGAAGGATCTAACTCATTAACTTTAGATAGTCTTGACGGTATAGACATTGGAATGACTGTTACCGGAATTAACCAAATTGTTACTTTCCCCAAAACAGTTATTGTTGAAATAACTAGTGCTGTTGCACCATATACAGTTGAACTTAATAATGCATTAGTAGGCGATGTTGACGACGAAATAATAACTTTAACATCCGGTTATAATGGTTATCACAGAGTTGTTTCTAGAAATAGCTCTACACAATTAACCGTTGCATCAACTACTGGACTAGTAGTAGGTATGGTTGTTACTAGCATTGATGCTAATGCGTTTATCCCTAGTGGAACAGTTATTCAGAGCGTTGATAGTTCTAATCAATTTACCATTAGTCCAGCAGTGTGGATTCCGAATGGTGCAGAAGTTAGCTCAACTCTTGCAGCTACACTTGCAAGTATTAAATTCCTTCAAGTAGATGGAGCTAATCCAGGCGCTGGTTACACCCAACCTCCTGTTATTACCATTGGTAGCGAAGTAGACGGTGGTGCTGATGTACAGGCTGTTGCAACTTGTACCATTGATGAACAAACAGGATCTATTAATGGAATAACAATTGTATATCCAGGATTTGGATATACTAGTGTTCCTGATATTAAAGTAACAGGCGGTAACCCCGATGCTGGTTATACACCAGCTAGCTTAATAGCTGTACTAACACAAACTGCAGAAAGAAAAACAACATCAAGTAACGGTGTAACTAAAAATCAAATTACAGTTGCTTACGATTATGATCCAGGAACCTGGATCACTGGTGAAAGAATTGTTGTAACAGGTTGCTCTAGTGTTACAGGCGCAGGCCCTTATTCTGTTGTATTAACTTTTAGTGCAGTGTCAACAGCACCTCAAGTAGGTAGCCGATGGACTGTATCTGGAAATAGTAATCCGCTGTTTAACGGATTATTTGTTGTTACAGCTAGCAGCACTACTTCTATAACTTTATCGTATTCATCTAGTCATGGATTAAAGTCGAAGGACACAACAATCCATTATATAATGGTATATTCCCTGTTATCAGTGCTACAGGTACTACTGTTAATGTGTTTTATAAAAACTTACCTGGGATTGCTACACTAAGCAGTTTAGTAGCTGTTACTAGTTTTGTTTCTAAAACAGGTTCAGGTCCGTATCTTGTTAAACTAACTATCCCAACTCAATCATATGCTCCTACTGTGGGAAGTATTTGGGAGGTTACTGGTAACGTTAATACTCTTTATAATAACGTTGTAACTGTGGTTGCAAGCAGTATTATATCTGTATCTAGTATGTCAGTGACCTTTAGCTACAGCTACGATCCAGGTGAGTGGGACGAGTCAGGTGGTAATACAAAGATTACCAACAAAGCATACCTAAGACAAGAAGCTACTGATGCAACTACTAATGCATTAGGTATTAATAAACCATTTGATAAGACCAATGCCTATACTTTAAGATTAGGTTTCTCTGCAGGTACATTTGGTCAAGTTACTACACGTATTAGTACTTGCCGTGCAACTGGACACGACTTCTTAGACATCGGTACTGGAAGTTATTCAACAACTAACTATCCTGCTCAAATTTATGGTAACCCTGCTAAGAGTAAAACAGGATTTGCAGGAGAAGTAAAAGAAGAAGGTGTTGGTCGTGTATTCCACGTATCAACTGACCAGGATGGTATCTTCCGTGTAGGTCGATTCTTTACAGTTGACCAAGGTACTGGTACTGTTACCTATGCTGGTAGTATTGCTCTAAGTAACTTAGATGGTTTAGGATTTAAACGAGGTACTGTTATTAATGAATTCTCAACAGATACTTCGATGACTAACAATGCTCCAGAAATTGTTCCTACACAGTCTGCTACTCGAGGATTTATTGATCGTAGATTAGGTCTAGACTACGGTGGCGGTGCAATACCTAAGAATCAACTTATTGGTCCAGGTTACCTTGCACTAAACGGTGCGTTAACCATGACTGGATCTTTAAACATGGGCAATAACACTATCGGTGGTGTTGCTCCCCCAGTTATTAATAATGATGCTGCAACTAAGTTATATGTAGACGCAGCCGTTGCAAATATCAGTACTCTTGATAAACTTCAAAACGTTGTAATTACAACTCCGGCTAACGGATCATTATTAGTATTTGACGATAGTATTGAGTTAACGATAACTGGTGCGTTTGGTAATAGCGTATTTGTTACATTACAGTTTAATCCGTTACCAGGAAATGTAATACCTGTTAAACTAACACAGAGTATTATTGTAAGTGGAGTTGTAAACTTAGGCACAGAAACAAACTTATACAATGGTGTGTATAGTGTAACCTATGCTGATGCAACCAGTATTCGATTCTTAAGTCCAACAAATGCTACCTACGTAAATGGAGGTACTATCAAAGTTGCACAGTGGAAAGATGTTGCACAACCAACAGGTGATGTTAATACCGCATACGACTCTGCGACTGGATCACTAACTACTACTATCCAAAGTCAAAAAATTGTTAATTCAATGGTGAGCAACTCAGCAGCCATTGCACAAAGCAAACTGGCTATGAATAAGGCTCTGGCTAGAGCAGTATCTACTGGATTGCAAGAAGATCTAGGACTTGCTACATTTGACAGCACTAACTTTACAGTTACCGACGGATTTGTTACGTTAACAGCTGGTAGCGTTTCAACATCCCAGTTAAGTGCAATGTCTACCAACAGAGTGTTAGGTAACTTTACAGGCGTTTCAACCTATCCTAGAGAAGTTACGCCAGACGATGTTGTTGAAAACGGTGATGGTATTAAACACGCAGCATTTGGTACTAGTATTGGTGCTATGACTAGGACTGGGACTAAGACCTACGGCGTTGTTACCCTAAGCTCAACTACCAGTGCAAGTTCAATTGTACAAAGAGATACCAACGGTAAAATTGGTAGTGCAACCGTTAATGCTGGGTTGCTAGAAATTTCTGGTCAGAAACATATTGAACTAGAATCAACTACTTTTAATTTATACACTCCTGGTGGCCGAAAGTATGCAACTGCTACAGGTACAGCAGATTCAAACACAACATTTACTCTAGTTGAAGGTACACTTGATGTAACAGCAGGTACATTAAAAGTTGATAATATAACAACAGGTGGATCTACAACAGCTGGGTCGGTTACTGGTAACTGGTCAGTGCTAACTAATAGTGTATGGGATGTAACTAACGGTACTCTTAGATCAAGGTCGTTATCAACCGGTGCTGATGCTACAACAGGAAGTATTCAGGGTCGATGGTCATTAATTGGTGCTAGTCGATTAGAAGCTACTTATGCTGACTTGGCTGAATTTTATGAAGGTGATCAAGATTACGAACCAGGAACAGTACTAGTATTTGGCGGCGAAAAGGAAGTTACAACAACAACCTTAAGAGACGATACTAGAGCTGCAGGTGTAGTTACAACTAATCCAGCGTATGTTATGAATAATGAACAGCAGGGAATTAAAGTTTGTATTGCGTTAGCTGGAAGAGTACCTTGTAAAGTTGTTGGTAGAGTTAAAAAAGGTGACCTATTAACAACAAGTCCAACATCAGGATATGCTGTAAAAGCAATAGATCCAAAACTAGGTTCTATAATTGGAAAGGCATTAGAGGATAAAGAATCAGGTGAAGCTGGAATTATCCAAGTTGCTATTGGGAGAGTATAATGGCTAAACAAACTATTAACATTGGTCAAACAGCAAACGATAAGACTGGGGATCCTTTAAGGACAGCCTTTCAAAAAGTAAACAGTAATTTTAACGAAATATATTCGTTAATAGGTAACACAGCTGAAGGGCTAACAGAACTAGCTCAGGATTATGCAGCGGACATGATTGTTGACGGAACACACAACGGTGTTAGTGTTGACTATGATGACCAAAACAATAAAATAAACTTTTCATTAAACATAGATGGCGGCAATGCATCTACAAGTTTTTAAAATAAGGAATAATTAACATGGCAACACAAATTAAATTAAGAAGAGATACAGCCCAAAATTGGTTTGATGCTAATCCATCTTTAGCGCAAGGAGAACCGGGTTTTGAAACTGATACTGGTAAATTAAAAATTGGTACGGGTTCTACAGCCTGGAGAGATTTGAGTTATTTAGATACAAGTGGCGGCTCAGCCGGTGTTGCGGAACGTGCGGTAAACTTCCCAGAAGGTGCTACAGGTGATACCCGCGGTACTATTGCTCTAACACCAGACGGTACAACTTATATTTGTACAGCAGACTACGAAAACCTTACATCACAATATCAAGGCAACTATAGTGTAGTAAACAGCGAAGCCTATGATATTAATCAAAGTGGTGGTGCATTAAATATGATCACTGTAGATGCTACTGGAAATACTGATCTATTGTTTATTATAGCCAACGGATCATATGCTAACAGCGATTGGACTATAGATGCTGGCGTAGCCTATGGGGGTGTACAGACCTGTGACCTCGTTCAAACTAACGGCAATTTAATATATTTCAATTGGCCGAATCGTACAGGTGTTGATCCAACTACTATTGCTCAAGGCGCCACTGCAACTGTTACCTACAACGGCACTATAACCCAACAGCCAATTTGGAAACAACTGATCAATTTAAGTCAAGGCGGTGAAGGCGATGGCGATGGTCAAATAAGTTGGCGTAGTGACGGTGACTTAACTATTGAAACTCTTCGTCCAGCAGGTTACACGGGCGATTGTGATCTTAACTTGTATGCCGCAGACGATGTGTTTATTGAAGCCTATGGTGACGATGTTGGCATTAGTGCGAATGTTGATGTTAATATTACTACTGGCGATGGCAGTCATACTTGGACATTCAACCAAAACGGTAATTTAATATTACCTGCAAGTGGAGACATTGTAGACAGCAACGGTGTTTCAGTGTTAAGTGGTCTAGATGCTAACATTTGGGTACAGACATTTGTGTCCAATGTTCCTACAGAAGATTTCCCACAAATCGCAAACAGCATAGAATATGACAGTGACGGCAATGTCATTGCTCTGTTCAGTCATTCTGATACTGGTGGTATAAACACCAGCAGATATTACTCAGTAGGCAAGTACTCTGCCACTGGCACTAAAATATGGACAGCAAGATTTGCCGACGATCTTGAAACAGACGGTTGGGGCTTGGCCGTGGATAGTGCCGACGGTTGGATTTACGTAGCAGGATCAACTGGCGGAGACGTTTACACCTATGACGTATCCACACTGACTAAAATTGACAGCAGTGACGGTAGCCCAGT